TTTGAACGTTCTTGAGGCGATTCATCGGATGCGTGAGGGAGAGTTGTTATGGAAGGCGATGGGAGGGAGTGTGTAGCTTTTTAACAAAGGCAAATCTTCTTTTCGATAGGCGAATAGATGATGCTCGCAATCTCGCATGCTTTCTGTATTGGCAATCATTTGCAGGTCCAGCGGCAAGTAAGCCCGCGAAAAAACCTTGAGGAGTTTAGATAGGCCTTGCCTGGTAATCAAGTAACCATCCGTGCCACATACATAGCCCCAAGTGAGGCCATCCTTGTTTCGCATGCTGCGATCATTAAAAAACACAAGATCCGCATCTTCTGGCACTTCAAGAACCAGCGGTCGCATCACTTCAGTGTCGTCCTCGAGAATCACAAGATGATCCATGCCTTGGTCAAAGGCATGCTTCCAAAGAGCAATGGAAGAAAGTATTAGTGCTGCCTCGCCAGTGCGCTTCAAGGTGTCTTTGTCGTCGTCAATTTCCCAGTCGATTGGTATTGGACTTTGCGCTTCTAGCTCCTTGCGAGACAGTTGCCGACCATCGACCGCCGCCCACCAATTGAATCCTTGTTCAATTTTGCCCATTTGATCGGCAAACTTCTTGCGTCGTTCATCTCCTTCAATGCTGATACAGAAGACATTGCTGCCTTCGCTGAAATCAATCCATTGAGTTTGTTGGCCAGGGAAGCTCGTCGTCCCCTGGCCCTTAGGCTTTTTTGCAAAGCCCTTAGCAGCGCTTTTCTTTGCCGTGACAAGCAGTTCCTTGACGATGTTCAGCATTTGCTTTTGGATGGAAGACCATGAGAGCTCTTGTTCATGTACGCGCTGATAACACCAGTCGCCGGCCTGTTTAAGGGCCATACGATTGTTGTAATAGCTGGTCAAGAGCTCGGCCATGCTATCAGGCTCTGGCAATGGCCTCTCGAGTCCATAGTTCCTGTCTGTTTCAGAACCATGACAAGCAATGCGCGGAACACCATGAAAGATTTCCTTGAGGCTTGTATGGTCTGGAACCAATTGAGCCACGCCCGTGGCGGCATGTTCTGTATTGACCAAGCCCCACCCTTCGCCAATGCAAGTGTTCACGCCAATGTCGACGGCGTTGTACACCTTGTTCAATTGTTCAATGGGAAGGCAATTGCTGGTTGAAAAATGCGGACTGGTGAGAATGAGCTTGCCAGTTGCGTCGTAACCCTCGTCTCGTGCTACGCGCTTGAACAGGGGCACCAAATCCCACCCCATGTCTTTTTTACCCATGTTGAGCCACAGTCTTGCGTCTGGCTTGTCCTTGGCAAATTTGATAAAACCCTTGATCGTCAAGTCGATGCGCTTGCGCGGCTGATTCCTGTTGCCATTGAACACAATGAAAACATCCTCAGGCACACCGAGCTCCTTGCGGCACTCTGCCTGATCGAGACGGAAGAACTTCGAGAAATCAGTGCCATGTCCCACAACGCGAATCTTGTCCTTGTAGCCAATCTTTCGGATTTCTTCTGCTCCGAATCGCGTGTAAGTGGCAATGCCGTCCCACTCTTCCAAGGCAGGCAGTAATTCAGGGAAAAGGCCGTAGCTGTCAATCGGCGTGTAGACGAACCATTTGAAACCCAGGGCCTCCTGGAATGGCTTGGCCGCTTCCCAAAGATTGATGGCGCACCAAATGTCATTCGTCACCCACACCAAGTCTGGTTTGATGATCTGCAAAAGCTCGCCAATGCGATGAGAGCCGAACGGATCGGAGCCGTGAGCCATGGCCGGATACATCTTGCAATGCTTCTGCATGGGGTCTGGATCGCCATGCCAGTTGACGGAGAGCGCATGAACATCATGATGCTCGGCAAGTGCCGGGATGAGATACTGGGCGACACGTCCAAAGCCTGTTTCTACGCCGTTATCCCCGCAGTACAGAATGCAAGCCATGCGAAAAAAGAATCTGCGCGGATTCTAGTGGCCAATGTCACCATGGGTCAAACTCTGAGCGATTGGCCCACAGGTATTCATCCCTGACCTGCTTGGCTTCTTCGATAGTCGCAAAAGTTCCCAAGTATTTCCCTCTGATCCTGACTGTGTACGGTTTCTGCTTGCAGCGAGGTGGATTTTTGTGGACGTGCGGCTCTCCTGTCTCCCCTTGCGGCCTGGCTACCCTGTTTCTCGCGTTCTGCTTGGTGGTAGCAAGTCTTAAATTTTCCGGCCTGTTGTCGGCCTTATCCCTATTGATATGGTCAATTTGCAGCGGACCAGGATCTTGACCGTAAGCCATGGCCCATACAATACGATGAATCTTGTAGTATTCCCTGTCTAATTTGACTCGATAATAGCCGGCAGCGTCCGTGCTTCGTATGGGAGTATTCAGTTTGATAGCAGAAGCTTTGCTCGGTCTTTTGATCCAAACAAGATCCCCTTTTGGGGTAACCTCAAAAAATTCGCGCAGCCGCTCAAGCGGTGGCAGGGGCTTAGACTTGGCCATCGGCTCATTTCCAGTGAGTTGGTCACGAGCTAGGAGCCGCAAACTCGCTAGCTCACACCATTATAGTTGCTGGCTGCTGCCTTAAATACCGCACGCTGCAGCGGCACCTAGCTCCGCATTCACATCGCCGGCCAGGGAGCGGCAAGGTGCCAATAGGAACTATTCCCTGGGAGGCATATCGGAGGCAATCGGCGCAGTGTTGCGCTTGGCTGTCCAAAATTCTTCGCATAAGGCTATACCCTTGCTCTTGTTGCCGAAGCTCAGTCCCCTGCCAATAACTACCTCGAACGCTCTGAGCGTATAGGCCAATACGAGCAAGAGCCATGGGAGCAGAAACAGCCCCAGAAAGCAAGTCCCGAACAAAACCCTGTAGATAAGTATATTCTTCACGAAGTCGCTGACCAATGCGACCGTATTCTGAACTGCCCATATTGGCGCGACCGCCATAGCCAATAACCGCTGCCTGAATATGAGCACTTTTAAGCGATTCGCGGATACTGCCCTGCCACTGGTCAAGCGTAATTTGCTCATTAACCAACATGCGCGTGAAGCGCCGCAGTTCTGCGTCCAGCTTATCTATGCGCTTGTCTAAAAGCTTCTCCACTGAAGCTTTGCTTAAGAATCGGCCTTTCTCGTCCCTGTAACGTCCGCTTTGCTGGTCATATGACCACTCGGCGTCCATTCTGCTGGATAGAACGCTTTCGCTGAAGCCGCCAATATCATTCAGCATCGTCAGCTTCCAGAATATCCTTAAAGCGCTCAGGGACTTCCTCTTTCCATTGCTGCAACGCTGCGTCTACATCGGCTTCGCTGATGAAAGAGGCTTCATCAATATCGCCAAGCATCAAGCCTTCAACCTTAACCGGCTCGATGGCATCGACTTTGCTGCTGACCAGCTTTGCAGCTCCTTTGCGATCTGGATTGGGGTCGGCCTTGCGCTTGCGAGCAACGATTGTCTGACGCTCTTCTTTGCTCATAGCCTCGGCCTTGGCTTTGGGGAGGCACTTGGGCTTTCCCTCTTTTTCCTCGCGCCCGCCGCATTCTCCGAGGATCTCCCCGTTAGCGCCAATTCTCACCCACTCCTCTTTGAACCATTTGTCCAGATCGTCGTAATTGACATCGCCATTGTCTCCCTTGAAGCCACTGCCGCTGCCGTGCTTCCTTTCATAAAGCTCTTTGTATTTCTGAACCATATAGGCGCTGGCATAGGCACTGGGCCACACTTTGAACTTTGCCTTGGCTGCGGCAATTGCCTGCTGATGCAAATCCTTGTCCTTGAATTCAACATCACCACGCACCTTCTCTAAGTCCCGAGGAAGGAACAGGCCAGCGGAATCCTCCACTTCCCTGCTTCCATCCATGGGAAGAGTGCCGTTTTCTTCGTTCATGGGATCACGGCCACCGGGAGGCACGGCCAAGCCACCCCCGCTCCGAGTGGAACCACTCCCTCCCTGAGTAGGAAGCTGGCGCACCACAGACGGATCGAGAGTGAGCTCCATTGACCACTCAGAGCCTCCGTAACGGGCATCTGCCACCTCCTTGGGACTCAGCACGCCAAGCTGAATGTACCGCCCATCTACGGCCGCCACGCGAGCCCTCACGTCAGCTTTTTCTCGCTCATTGAGCTCAAACAGATTGTTGAACGAAATGCGCCACGACTCAGGCATTCTGCCTTGCGTTGGTCCTGTCTTGCTGAGCATGATGTAAGTCATCAGCTTCTTCAAGGGGCGATGGAAAGTGGATTGTTGGTAGTCTGCAAGCGTCTTTGCAAAATCTCTTTCTTCACTGCGCCCCGTAGAGCCAAGACCACTAGGACTTTCGCCAAATAGCACCGTGTGGGGGATTTTTGAGGCGCCAATAATGTCAATGCGCATTTTTTCTAAGATTTCCCCAACGCCGGTAAAATTTCGGCTGATAAATTCCAGTTCTTCTTTTTCTGCATCAATTGCATAGCCGCGATATACGCTCTTGCTCATATCGTTTAGCACCAAGCGATCTCGAACGTCTTTCTCTTTTCCCGCCGCAAGCATTTGAGAGAGGCCGCGAATTTTGTGGACAAAAATGTCAAACTCGCACAACAATGTAGCAGAGCTATTTAGGCCGGTCCAATAGTGCTTAAAGCTTTCGTAAACAGTCTGCAGGCTACTCATTCCCCACCCATAGTTTCTCTGTCTAATGCGATATGGAAGCCAATCGCCATCAAAGCGCAAAATTCTATCTTTATGAATCTTGACTAGCTGTGGTTGGTTAATAAGATCCCCGGAAATAATTTGATAGTAAGTTGCTTTGGAATAGTCATACAAATTATCTTCGTTAATAAGCGGAGCGATTTGCCACCGATCCAGAACCTCCATGCCCTCCACTGCATAAATGCGACTCTTGTCGACGGGTTGATCAGCAGAACGACCATCGTCAATGTAAAGAAGGATCACTGAACCTCCATAGAGCCTGGAAGTCTTAGAGGCAAGCATGAAGTTTTCAAGAATGTACAAATCCTCAATCACTTGCTCGATGCCCACCACCTCTTCGGCAGCGGCTCCCTCACCGCCGAACAAAACCTTGAAGCCCTTGCGGGTGGCTTGCTCTGCATAAATATCGACGATCCTTCGTGGTAGCCACTCCCCGTAGAGCCCCTCGAGCTCCTCTTGTGACAGAAAAATAATTGGCTGTGTCTGCGTGGACAGGCTTTTGTCTCGCCCGGCGATTCCCATGCCCGTCAAGGCATTGGCTAGCCCGTCATTCCGCAGGCCACCCACGGATGCATGACCAAGATCCACCACTTCTTCAGACATTGTTCACACAACAGGCTTGCATCTATTCTAAATGTGGCTACCATTGGGGCGATGTTTTCGTTCTTTATGCCCACGCCCATTGAATTCGTCTTCTCCGAAGAGGAAAGAAAGCATGCAATGGAGGAGGGATATAGGCGACAATCGGTCAATGAGGCCAAAGGGCTTCGTGGTCGAAACAAGGGTGCTGCTCGTGGCGACAAAGCCCTTGAAATTCACTTGCTTGGCGCAGCAGGGGAAATGGCCGTGGCCACCTTGCTAGGTCTTAAGCATGAGCTCTATAAGGAGAGCGAAGCTCGACGCGGGTCAGATGACCTGCCAGGCATCGACGTAAAAACGCGATCAAAGCACTCATACGATCTCATAGTCCAAAAAAACGAAGACCCGCGTAAAAAGTTTGTTCTCGTGACCATCGAAAACCAAAAAACCTTCATCCATGGCTGGTGCTGGGGAGAGGAGGCGATGGAAGAAAGGTTTTGGGCTGATCCGGCCCGGGGGCGGCCTGCCTACTTCGTTCCCAAGGAATTTCTTCGTCCAATGAGCACCCTGAAGCCCCATGCTTTCGTGCAGTGATTTTGCAAAGCACGTTCTAAAGCTAGAACTTTGGCCTGAGCAAAAAAGAATCCTCGATGCCTATTTTGGTGGCAACAAGACCCATGCCGTATGGGCGCTTGGTAGACGCTGTGGGAAGACGCTCATGGCTTCGATTGCTGCACTGTATGCCTGCTTCGTCCTGGAAGAGCATTACAGGCGCCGTGTAAGGAAGTCCGAAAAATGGTACATCTTGACCATCGCCAACGACCAGAGCCAGGCCAAACTAGCCCTTAATAACATTCGGCAGTTGCTAATGGACAGTCCCTTGGTGAATGAGATCACTAGGGAAACTGCCACTGAAATTGAGACCAGTAACAACTGCGTGTTTCAGGCAATTCCAGCATCCGCCCGAGCCTCTCGAGGCAAGGCAGTGGTAATGCTGATCATGGACGAGCTTAGCTTCGCGATTGAAGGTGATGCAAACCGAGGAGCCAAGGCAATTTACGATGCTCTCTCTCCGTCCATTGCTCAGTTTGGTCAGCATGGTCGCATCCTTGAGCTTTCCTCGCCTTGGCTCACAGACGGTCTCTTCTACCAGCATTACTGCGAGGCCAAGTCTGGAGAGTTCCCTTTCATGCAGGCAGTGAATCTCCCAACGTGGGAGGTCAACGTCAATTTGCCGTGGGGATGTCCATTCCTTGATGCTGAACTCAAGAGAGACCCCGATAAATTCTGGGTGGAGTATGGCGCTCAGTTTGCCAAGAACAATACAGCCCTGCTTGCGACTGAAATCATAGATGCGGCAATTAACAAAGAGAGAAGCGTACTTTTTCCAGAAAAGGAATTCACTGGCACCTATGTTCTTTCTCTTGACCCGGCCCGAGGCGGCGTTGGAAGGGATGATTACACAGCTTGTATTGTACATTACGAAGGCACAAGGCTAGTCGTAGACAAGTTTCATGCCTTTGAGCCTGACTTTGAAATTGGCGGCAAAAAAGAAGTGAATATGGCGAAAGTGGAAGAATGGATCAAGGAGCATCATCGTATTTACGAGTTTCAAAGTATTGTCCTTGACCAGTTCAATAGCAGCTTCATCATTCAAAATCTCTCCAAGGATTTTCCCATTGCAGAGCTTGCTTGGTCTGTTAGTACAAAGATGAAAGCCTTCAGCAAGATGAAAGAACTTTTTAACGCTGGCCTGATTGAGCTCTATCCTCATCAAAAAGCAATCACTCAGTTAAAAAATCTCAGCGTCATTTATAGGGCGAGCGGACAATGGGCGGTGACTGGAGGCAAGGAAGTGGGAGTTGACGACTATGCATTTGCGCTAGCTGCGGCTATTTTGGAGGCATCAAAAGATAACGACATTGACTGGTTAAACAGTCTCGTGCGATAACCGCCTGTAGAATTTTCACTATTATTCCTTTTTCCACTTTGCTGAAAATTGGCTGGCAGTGAAAATGACAAACATTAACCTATCGTTTGAAGAGCTTTCTTTCCTTTGCGCTCTTTTAACGGCAGACAGACAAACTGCCCTCCAATTACTTGCCGCTGAGCACGCGTATCGTCCTTCGTTGCTTCCCAAGTTAGAAGATGCGCATAAAGAGCTAAAGCGCAAGAAGATGGGACAGCAGTAAACTGGAGAAAATGTTATTCCCATGGTTCTCTCCGCTGCTGCCGAAGACGCCCTTGCCTGGGCGATGAAAGCGGCCGAGGCCGTGGAAGAGGCGGGCAAGAATTTTGGCCCTCTCAGTGAAGAAAGCCGCTTGGCAAAAGCCGCTTACGAACACCTTCTGGAAGATTATCGTTCGCTCGCTGGCAACGAAAGCGATTATTGGCAGAAGCGCTGCAAAGACTGTCCCGATTGCGCTGGCTGCAAGGACTATGACGCCTAGCCATGGTCTGTTTGTGCTACAGCCTCCATGGCAAGAGGCATGAGCTCAGAGTGCCATTTCACGAGGCTCGCTACGCCAATAGAAGACTGTTCGCGGAAGGGGCTGCCGTCTACTGGAGCTTCTTTTGTTAGCAAGCCCTGAAATAGTGCTATGCTTCTGAGGCTTTCTGCAGAAGCCCGTTGGCCAACGGAGCCATTCTCGTAATGGCGCAAGCCAGTATCCTTGTCAATGCTGGCTGTTTTTTTTGGGATTCCGTCCCTTCAAGCGAGTTGAAGCGCTTGAGCCGATGGGGCAGAGTGTCAGGGCCGCACCCTGTTGATTCCCTACTGCGGGAACTCTCTGCCTTTTGCCTCTTCTGGCGAAGCCGGTTCGATTCCGGCACGAGGCGTGATAGGCTTTATTTACGTTTGCCCCTTGCGGGGTGCATGTAAGCCATCCAGGAAACGGGGGATGGGGACCATGGAGGAACGGTCATGAACAAGCTCATGCTTGTGAAGCTACAGCTCCTGAAAGCCGCGAGGCTTCATCAGGCGCAGTTAGCTTCAATCTATGGCTACCGCCCTTGTGTAGCCTGAAGACTACACCCAGCCGCTCTTGTCAATCTGACAGGGGCGGTATTTTTGTCCGCGATAGACAAGCCAGCGAGAGGGCAAGTGCAGCAGATTCCACCAGTCCGAAAAAGCCTGGTGCTCTTCTTCAGCCCAATAGGGAACACCTCGATACACGAGCAAGGTCATGGCTAAACAAGCGATGCCCCCTTAATCTATCTTCCCTCTTGTTTATGAATGTAAGTTTTTAGTTCGTGGAGATACTGTCGCAACATTTCCGCTTTCTCTAAGTGCCAAGGGTCACGATGGAGGAAGTAAAGCTCCATGTGGGCATCAATAGCTTTTAAGCAGTTATGAATGGGCGCGTTCCAGCGCGAGCGCACTGGCGTGTTAAACGTCCGACGCTCGTCCATTGGCTTTGAAATAAGCCTTGATGTCTTCTAATGCTACCGGTTCAAAGTTGTTCCTCTCTAGGCAAGCATTGAAATATCTTGTGTCCACTTGTCCGTCGCTTGTGTTTACCAGGTGACAATGAAGATGGCCGTGGACGTTGCCTCGATAATGGCCAACAATACCACCAGGATGCACTGGAATGTGGGTGAAGATAAGTCCGCCAAGCATGGTGCTGTCACCATGGTGAAAATATGCTCCGCGAATGTCGTCGAAATACTGAAGATAGAGTTTGGCCGGAAGTCTGTCGTGATTACCAGCAATCAAAATCTTCCTTCCATTGAAACCTCCCAAGAGCCTTAAGGCAGTATTGGAGAATGCCACGTCACCAAGAACGTACACATTATCTTTTTGATGAACCTTTTTGTTCCAGCGTTCTCGCAGCTCTTCGTGCATCTCCTCGAGCGAAGAAAAAGGACGCATTTGGGAGCCGTCTGGCGCGTCGAAGTCCAGGATCTTGGAATGACCCATATGAAGATCTGCCGTGACGAAAGCGCTCAATGCAGGAAAAGCGGGGTTTCCAATGTAGCAAAAGGGGAATGCCGGGAATTGCACCCTGCTCCTCTGGGCTCTATGGCCTAGCGCTGTCTTAGCTTTCCCAGAAGCCCCAGGTTTGAGCATCGTTGAGAGGCTTAGGGGCGCTGCAGGAGGCGATCAACTCCCCTGGCCTGCCAAGGCAGGACTTCGAACGCAAACCAAGCGTTAGAGGGCTTGGCTGCTCTCCATCGACAGAGCAATGGAGGGAAATAAGCGGGTCCCATCCCCGCAGGGCTTGTCAATGAGGCTAACAAGCGCACCCCCCTCGTCCGTGATGGGCTACGGCTGGCTTCCCTTTATACCACTCAAGGCTACGGAAACCAGCAAATGGCACCTTGAGATGGACGGTACCGGCAGGCAAGCCCGTCGCATCCGTCGTCGAAACTATAACACATTCGCGACCGCCGGTACTCGCTCCACGTACCACCCTTTGTGAGTTCTCTTTAAGCCACGGGCCACGGCGATAAGATTAGCCCGCTGCAATTCGGGATATTGTTCGCACAACTCTGTTGTTGAAAGACCAGTAATCACCTGCCCATCTGGAGAGTAAAAGGTATATTCGTATTGTTTTCTTTGTTCCGTAAAAAGCTTTCTTGTACTCGCGCTGTGTTTGCGACCCTTTAATTTGCGATTGGGCTTTCCTTTCTTTGCTTGGCTCATTTTTTCTTTCGTAATATCAGTCAATCCCAAGTCTCCAATGCCTCCATTTGTTTGGTTCCTGAGGATGCCAGTTCCCAAATCTTTTCTGCCAAGAACATAGATCATGTATTTTTCATGACGAAAAGCCTCTTCTTCGGTTAAGTCCTTTTTCAAGATCAAAATTTTATCCCTGTCGGCAGGTCTCGTCGCCGCACATCCTGGATGCCGCGTCCACGCTCGTTTTCCGCTCCCCTTGCCAATGTAATAGGGAGAACCGTCATCGCGTAAATAAGCATAAGTGTAAAAACGATTTAATGGCTTCATCGTTCACCTTCCGTAGCTAGGAAGATCGTAATTAGCGGCCTCGAAAAATGCGGGAACCGAAGATGCACGGCTCTCCATCAGTTCATTAGTCTTACCACGTTCAAACAAGCTATCGCTTTGGCGCAGCCAGAAGTCTTTGTCCAGCCACTTGTTCTCGCTGGAACCAAGCGCATCAAAGGTCCACAAGGCAGTGGCGCGACGAAGCTTGTTCAAACTTGTGCTTGCCTTTTCGCCTAGTTCTTTTGCGACCAAGCTATGCACCCCCACGTGAACCTGCTCATCCCTCGAGATGTCTCGCGACACAGTGCGCATTCCTACGTCACCGTTGAAGCGGAAGAACGGCAAGATCACAAAAAAGATGGAGCGCTCAAGAATGGCAGCTTTCAGTATTGGATGGGCAGGGTGCTCGGCCCAGGCTTTCAAGATATTTTGAACTTCTTTTTCTGTGCTTTGATCTGTGCCATGGGCAGCAGCAATATAGTTCAACGCCTCGTCGTGGCGCTCTTCGTCTTTTTGATTGTGCTTAAGGGCTTCTACCACGCCAAGAGTGGCGGGCAAGTCACGCTCAAGACCTTGCTGGAGCAATTCGCGAACGGGGAGTTCGAGATGACGCAACGCAAGGGCGCGGAAAAGCGTTTCTTCGCTTCCAGGAGTGACGTTGCCCTTGCCCACTGGAGAAGCCTGCCAAGGGCGCTTCTTCGCAATCATCGAAAGATACGGAGATTTTTCAGTGGTAATCATTTTTGATAAAGAGCGATACAGAGAAACAAAAGAAAACAAAGGGCCGAACTATCGGCCCAAGAAAAAGGACTAAACGAATCGACGGTCATTCCGCGCAACTAGAGCAGAAGCCTGCGTCCAAATTGCATGCAGCAGCGTCTTCTATGGCCTCATCATTATTAAGGCCAAACATCTCTTTGAAATCATCATCGAGAGCTGCGTAAGCGTCGTCTTTACGCTGCGTTTGAGGGGTCACCTGAAGCGCATAGTAGAGGCTTGTCTGAGGAGATTCTAGCCAATCCCTGAGGAAGGCTTCGTTGTAAACAACCACGTCACTCCATGAGTTGAACGAATAGCCATGGAAGAGACCAGTGTTTTGAAATAGCTTAACAATGTTATTTGCCACCTTAAAAAATACTTCCCAGCCCACTTCAGCGGCAATTTCCACTTCTCCATAGTCAAAACTTTCCACTCCGAAAGTGCCGGAATCCCGGTCAACAAGGCGTCCAATGGGAGGGGCGATTTCAGGGGTGGTAGTGAAACCTGCTTTGTCGAGATAGCGGTAGGAGCAAGATGCCGTGGGAGCAATGCAAAAGGCACGATGCATGCCATGCTCGCGAGCAATCTTTGCTGCGGCCTCAATACCATCACGAATGGCTGCTGCAGCCCTTCCTGCGGGCTTTTCATGCCAATGGTGGCACCAGGGATGGGGATCATCGTCATTCAGCGCTTCCAAGGCCTTGCCGAAATCTTCGTAAGAGATGCCATGGAGGGCGAGGAAATTGGCAAGACCAAGCATGCCAAGGCCCACTTGCTTGTCAATGGAAGGGGAAAGGTATTCGCCCGTGTCACCAACGCCCGTGCCGCCATGAAGCTCGCACAGTTGCTTCATGCCCTCGACAAAGGCTGCTTCTATCTCATCGATGCCACAAGCACCCATGTTGACGTGCTGAAGAAGACAAGTGCCACGGTGAGGAAGATAAACTTCAAGGCAGACATTGGCACGGATGCGCTTTCCTTCTTGATCGTATCGAATTTTGTTAAGCCAAATGTCGCCAGAAGCAATGCCTTTCAAAAGCTCGTCAACTAGCTCTTGCGAGGCATTGTCAAGAAAATTCCCGTCCACATTGACACACCTCTTCACCCATGGCAGTTCTTGCCTCGAGGCCTTGATGAAATCAAGAATGTCAGGATGCGTATAGTCCAAATGCAAAACTACAGCGCCGTTTTTGTAGCGTCCGCCTCTGCGAAGAATTTCATTCAGCGTGGAATAAATCTTGCCAAAGCTGATGGGGCCACTAGCCACAAGTCCCTTTCCATTTTCTTCTCCTTTGCCACGCAGTTCTGATAAATGCACTGCCACGCCTGCACCGTTGCGCAAGCCATGAGAAACAAAACGCCACGATGCTTCAATACCGTTTTCCCCTTCCATTGAATCTTCCACCACGAACACCGTGCAGCTTACGGCGAGGCGACCTTCTGGATCATCCAACCAACTCTGTACCCGGCCAGTGCGGGCAATTGCGGAGCATTTCGCGTTTTCCTTGAAATCCATAATCAGTCAACTGGATAAAGTGTGTGTTGCTGCTCTTTCAAATAAAGAGCACGACTCGCCTTGGCTTTTTCGAATGCTTCTTCTGGGGTAGCGAAGCCTCCCAGTGACACATCCTTGCCTCCGACAACCATGCGAGCATAGTACCGATTGCCCACTTTTTTAACCCCCCTGCCGTATAACGACTGGCGAGATCGAGTGTTCAACAGTTGTCCTTCGTAGGTGGCAAGACGAAGATTCAATGGGGAATTGTTGGAAGGATTTCTGTCTATATGGTCAACAGTTCTGCTTCCGGGGTCTTGTTGATTGTAGATAGCCCAGACGATCCTGTGAACATGAAGACGCTTGCCGTAAAAATTGACAATGCAATGTCCGGTGTCTTTAATGCAGCCGGCAACTTCCCCTGCCTTCATCTTCCAATGATCAACTCTCCATCTCAATCCTGTCGGACTTGTGTAGTCAATTGCAAACTTAGAACTGAGGAGCTCTACGTCCAAGGGAATGTGATTTTCCATGCAACACTATGGCGTGACTCTGGAAGTCTAGCACACATTTCGCTTGTTCCTTGAGCTTCATGAGACACAAAAAGCCCGCCTAGCGGGCCAGCGATTAACCAAAGCAGACTAGCGCAAAATCTTTGGTTCTTTCCCTAATCACACAGTCCTTCAGGATCGCTTCCACTTTGTGCATCCTTGGCGAATAGGACCGCTTCTGGCTTGGTCTTGAAATAGTGCGGCTTGCCTTCGTAAGCAATGAACCAAGAAAATCCTGGGCGGCTATGAACTGGCCAAATTTTTATGGTGCCTGCCATGAAGGGAGCTGGAAGGTCATCAAACATCAAAATGCCCCAGTCTTTCAATAAGACTAGGGCAAAACAATGGAAAGAAAAAGAAGCAATTGTTACTCAATGATGCCTGGTTTTACAAAAGGACCAAAACTTTCTGCCAAAGTGTCAAACACAGGGCCGGAATAGCCTTCTTCAACGAACTGCTTATGCAGCCAGTTGTAAATGATGCCCATGGTTAGGTCAACAGCTTCCTCTGGACACGATCCATGTTGTCCTTCGAGAAGTTGCTCCATAATGGCACAAACTTGGTCAAACACTGTCATTTCCTCTTCTTCTTTTTCCTCCTGCTTTTCAGCGTCACGCATGGCGGCAAGGTAGCCAAAAGCAGCAGCAGTGGCCATGTCCTTGCAAATGGAGAAGCCTGCAAAGCGTTTCTTCAGGGCGGGAAGCTCAGGACTGCTTGAATGGTCCATTGCCAAGGCAAACAGCTCTTCGTCGAAAGGCATGGTGAAGGTCACCAATCAGGATACGAGCAGGGTAGCTGGTTCTCGCCCTTTGTCAACTCCCAGCTCATGAGGTCCATTTGGTGGCCTTGCTGACGCGCTAGCACTCCCGGCCTGTAGAAACAGGTTTTTGTTGGCTTAATGGTCTTTTCAAGCTCTCGCACTGCTTTATCCCAGGAGCGTTCTGAAGGCACATACACCCTCCATAGCTCTGTCACCTGCACGTAGTCGCAGCGGCTGTCTGTATAGGCCATGGCAATGGGAAAGGGGGTCAGTCTAGGCCGGCTCCCGGCTTGAGCGAACGACAACGACTTGATGCGGGAGCGGGGCGAGGAGCAGCAGAGGGACTCTGTGGCTGCAAGGGCAGCCTCAGGGCTCGCTTCTTAATGGTGGCGATGGAAAGGGAATAGAGCGTATCGCCTGCCTTTACCAGGGGACCATCACGCTTGCACAGCTCTTCCAGGAGCCTGCGAAGCTTCCCTTCGTCTTTGCTTTCAATTGTTAAACAATTCTTTATTTGCAGAAAGGACACAGCAATGGCTCCCTCTTCCATAGAGGAAGAAATCAAGGTCACCACTGCTTCTTCGTTCACCTGCCTCTTGAAACTCCCTTGAGAATACCCCCTAAAAAACCCGCGTTCGAGCCACGACCCCCTCTACAATATGCTTATGGCGCAGCGTATGTCCTCTGACAGGCAACGCAGCCACGAAAGGACCGTCACGAGCAGCTCAGCTCCCTTCGCTAGAGCCGCTTCGAGCGGGAGCCCCCAGCGGCTTTTGCATAGCGGCTCTTCTCAGCAACCCTCCTCTCGACTGTTTTCTTTTAAGAAACCTTCGCCAGGAGCCCGTTACGAGAATTAGCCCCAAGCGAACGTTCATAGGGCTCCCTCTTCACCACCTTCCTTTCAATTCTTCTTTTTCCGGCGAGAGCGTTAGTAAAAGCTGCTGATCGTGTGCGCAGCCACCCTCTGAAAGAAAAAAAAGAAATCAATACTATAAAAAAGCAGAAGAAAGCCCCCTATGACTGAGCTCGCTTGAGGCTCGCTTGCGCGAAGGGGGCTTAAAACAATGGCAAAGAAAATAGTGTTTTATGAACAATACGAGCAATTTACGAACGTGCAGGTAAGTTTATGAACAATGTTCGTAAAGGGCGTGGTGTCCTCACTCCCTTGCGCAAGCTTTAGATCGTTCGGACAGTACGCACTAGCCTCCTCCCATTGGGAAAATGATAAAGAGGGGAAATGTCGTTCAAAAATTACGTCGCTTTTAAGAGGGGTATCCCGCGCCCGTCGTCGAATGGGGTCCTTGTTACCGCGCTGTGATAAGGATTTTTGATCTATCAGCGGTTCTGATGCGTTACATTGTCAGGATTTGCTGACTTTTATGGGGATTCTCCCTCTCCAAACCATAAAGATAGGCGCCCACTATAAAGTAGGCGCCCGAGAGTTCACAGCCTAAGCAATACAGAAGGCCTTTTTATCGGCGTCAGTGTAGCTGATGCCGTGGGGAAGTTTAAACCTTAAGCCAACAATCCAACCGGTAGGATCAAACGGCCTAAAGTCTGACAAATCGCCATCGTAGACGGGCAAAAGGCGCCCGGTTTGCTGATCAGTGGGCAAAAGATTAAAGGCTGTGGCATCAACAAACGGGGGCAATTGTTGACCGCGTTTTAAGTTAAAAGCGGCTGCTACGTTAACGCCATTCTGCAAAGCATCGCGGCAAAGTTTAACATTTGCGGCATTGTGCCAACCGTCAAAGCTAAACGTTAAATGGTAGCCTAAGCGCTTGCATTCTGCCCAATTGCGCTTGATTTTAGTGTAGTCGTAGAATTTAACACTTAGGCTAGGATTATCTGCCATTAGGCAATTAAACAGTTCAAAGATATTGCGCTTGCCAATGGGCAATTCATGGCCAAACTTACGGCGGCAGAATGTAGAGAATTCAGCGTCAACCATAAAATCTACATTCTCCCAGGCTATGTCAGATGTTCCGTTCAGCCTGAGAGCAACAGGAGCGCCGCTGTTCTTGTTAATTTTGTCGAGAATAGCGCAAACAAGCAAACGAGCAAACCGCTGTTTATCTGCCGCGAATGCTAAGGTGCGGCGAATTCTGGCGGCTTGTTTGTTTGTCATGTAGACGGGATTCCCTGCAAAGTGTAGGCAAATCTTTTTACAATTGCCAGCGCCGGCGCAGACGTTGACGCCTGAGGTGTCGGCCGGGGACAAATGTAAGATGTAGGTTTGAACGTGACTCTTTTCAGTTTTAGGATTTGTTGACAACAAAGTCTTATGATCAATCCTATATTGTTTGGCCATGGATGCCAAATCGGCCGGAAACTTAGCGCGGGAATTAAGGGTTTGCATGATTAGAAAGAAAGAAAGACTAAAAAGAAAGGAAGCCTAAAAAGATTCGCCCGGCTCATCCCATGCCACACGGTGACCCTTGACGGTTTGCCGGTATTGGATGGGGGGCAATGAAACGTTGCGGCCGCTTGTGGGGGGCAATGGCGGCACAGCCTCGCCAGGCAACACGGGGCGGCGCCATTGCGGCCGAGCGGCCGGGAGCCCATTGGAGCCCATAGCCCAGAACCCTAGGAGCCGAGAATCGTTGGTTTGCACGGTTTGGAGGGGATTGTGTGATGTCGGCCGATCGCTCGGTCGATGCCATGAAGCATACCGGCTGAAATGGCGCAACGTATCGGCAAAGTGTGCCGGTTTAGAAGGTGGCCACTGATCAGCGCCGTTGTGTTGACAGCATGGGCGCCCATAGGGTAGGCGCAGCAAACCGGCAAACAATGGCGCCAGATAAAGGATCCGCGCATGCGCGCGCGCCTACCATGAGACCGGCGAGACTGCGCAAGTCTTTACATTTGGTCACAATGGCGCAGTTTAATTGTTAATTATTTATCTTTTGCACTTGCAATCAATTGTTAATTGTTTGCGCTGATAAAAAGGCAATCAATTGTTAATTGTTTGCACTGGCAAAGTGTGATTAATTGTTGATTGTTTGCGAGATTGCTTGCAATCAATTGTTAATTCTTTATCCGTCAAAGCGTGATTAATTGTTGATTATTTACTGCCACAGAATGCAGTTAATTGTTGATTATTTACAACGAGTTTTTGAGATTAATTGTTAATTATTTGTCTCGTGCAATTGCAGTTAATTGTTGATAAAAACAAACAATGAAAAACTATTGAGAACGCCTCTCATTTGCATTATGCCTCAAAACGCATAAAAGCAACTGACAACAATTCGCAATAGCAATACGACACTAGCCTGCCCTGATACGGACCCAGCCTTGCCTGATACAGGCCTGGCCTGCCCCTATACAGGTCTAGCCTTTTCCTATACAGGACTGACCTTTCCCTATACGGACCCAGCCTTGCTCAAATGGAATAATGCCACCAAGCATTGTAATCTAATTTACTAACCCTAAATTCCCGCATTTCAATAACTATATTATCGGGTGCTTTTTGTTCAACTCTC